CTAAATCTACTTCGACATCTCCTTTGTTTAGCTCTGTTCTTGCCATATTCTCTCCTAGTATAAGTGCAGTATATCCTCTGGATTACTGATGGTTGCGATGATCTCATCATCGTTTAGTATTCGAACTTCCGCTCCTTCTATTTTAAAACGTGAGCCAGCATATCTTCCAAAAATTATCCAATCACCTTCCTTGCACCATGGACCAGTTGAAAACTTATCTGTATCTTTGTAAGCTAATGGTCCAAGTTTTAATACATACGCACAAACTGTTGTCATCTGTATTGTTTCTGCAGTTTGATCAGCAAGAATAACTCCACCTTTTGTTTTCTTAGGTCCACTATAAGGTAAAACTAATACTCTATAACCTGTTGGTTGAGGTAATCTATCTATTGAAGATTTTTCTATTGATGTTGGATCTAAAAAAAGTTTTTTAACTTCTTCTTGTGATTTGTAAGCGTTTAATAAAGCAGGTTCATGCTTATTAACTTCCTTTGTCTTCAGTTTCATTTGGCTCCTGTTTCTGTAGCAGGTCTTGTAAGTCCCTGTGCAGATCCTCTATGGATCTGATCTGTCCTATTATATACTTATACTCCTCTATAGTGTCAACTCCTAATTTCAACTTTTCCGTAAGAGCTTCAGACTTAAGTTTAAGTATTTTGTTTTGTATAAATTTAATTGTTGAGTAATCCACACCTACCTTTTATATTTCTCTCTCCAATAATTAGCTCTTTCTAATTTTCTTACCCTATATTCTAAGTTGGTATATCTATAGAACATCTTAAGTTTTAAAAATTTAAAAAAATTAATTAACACTTCCATCGTCTACGAGCTTGTCTTATTCTTGAGTTTGGGTCATTTCTAGTTTTTGCACTAGCTCTTTTTAACTGACCTAGTGACCTAGCGCAATAAGATTTTCTCCTTTTTGCAGCTTTTGATCCTGCTTTAACATCTCCTGTCACAGCAGTTTTTAGCTTAGATCCTGGATTAAGCCTTCTATAAGCTTTTACTCCAGCTCTTGTCATTCCAGCACCAGATTTTGTAGGTCTAAAATTTCTTTTATTTCTTGCAGGCATGCCACCTTTTTTCATTTCAGCTATTTTTTCTAAAGTTTCAGCTTGAGAAGCATGAGCTTTTGATGCTTTTTTTAATTTACCAGCAACTTTTAAAATACCCCCTTTTGAAAATTTCTTTTTAAAAGTAATACCTTGATAATCTTTACTTAAATCTAAAATAAATTCTGATTTTGGATTCATTGCAGGTAAATCATCCTCATCCATTTTACCTCTTTTTATTCTAAGAGTCGGACCCTGTTTATCTTTACCAAAATTTTTAATATCTTTACCTGATATATATTCTTTTTTCTTACCAGGCTGAACTTCAAATGCGTAAGCTATTATATCACTCATAGATACCTCATTCTTGTTTGATCAATGATACCACCTTGCATTTTTGTAAATGTTTTGACGTTTGTTGGTTTTGGACCAGTATTACCCGCTGCTCTTTTTCTGGCAACAGCACTCGCCCTTTGCGACGCGCTCATCCGTGTGGCTTTGGCAAGTGGTACGCATTTTGGATACTTCCTCTTCGCGTCCGCTTTCTGTTTTGAACGGCCACACTTTGCGAAAGAACCATCTTTTTTTTTGCTGCCAATATCCACCCATTTCTGATCGAACCATTTTTTTAATCCATTAGACATATGTAAATTTTGTTGTATCTATAACACCACCACCAGCTTTACCAACTGGTTTTGGTCCTTTAAAATCTTTTCTTCTAAGACCACTTGGATCTTTTGCTTTACCCGCACAAATTTTAGAAGCGTAAGCATTAGCGTATGCACTGGGATATACTTTAAATTTCCTCTTTGCTGCGGCTTTACCTCTTGGACATAATTTTGTCATTTTAAACCTTTAAGTAAGCTGCCATAGTATTTTCTGTATGATGGATTAGACAGTTTTTTTCCATCAACAGTTCCAGATATATAACTTCCGTAATAAGGCTCCATTGTACCACCTTCTTTCATACCATGTTTTTTTATCTGTTTAGATTTTTCTCCAGGTATTTTTGGTTTTGGCACTGGTGGTCTGTTAATTAAAATTGGATTTAATTTTTCTTTAAATTTTTTACTTTTTTTTCTTTTCACTATTTTTTACCTCCACGAAATATCTGTGTACCCTTTATACCATAAATACTCGCAACGACAAGGATCCAAAGATTAGTGAACCAGCTGGGAAGCTGTTGGAACTGAACAAAGAACTCTTTTATCTTTTCAGACGCTGCAGGATCCTCGCTGAAGACTCCGTACGCAATCACCAAAATGGGCAACGTGAGCACTATCAAAACGAACTCGTCCTTCCAATCTGACTGCCTAGCTTCCAAAAGTTTTCCTTGGTAAGCCTCCTCACCACGGGCCATACGATCAGCATGCAAATGCTGTGCATCTGCCATCTTCATTTTAGTTTCTTGTTTCTTTTTATATATATGCGTTGCCGCATTTAATCCTAATTTTAAAGCACTAAACCACATGTTTCCTCCTGTCTAAAAACTGTTTAATTAAGCTATTTGCTTTTTCTTTTCTTCTTATACTAAAATATTTACAACAAATTTTCAATATTGCTACTGCATTAGCTCCTCTTACTCTCCATCTGTAAGAAGTTTTCCAATTTTTCTTTCTTGGAGGAAATTTATTTACATGTCCTACGCCAAAATAGTCTTGAAGTGATAAAATTACGTCTTCATCACACATTTCACATGCGATTGTTGGTGTTTTGTAGTTTTTTTGATTTTGTTCCATGAAGAAACTGCCTTCACCATCAAGAATTCCTGCAAAATAGCCTAAATTATTTAACCCCGACAAATTTTACCCCTCTTCCGGGTACAACTGCTCCTACTCCACGTATGCCATCTGGTCTAAACGGACATTTACCATGAGGATCAGGACCTTTTTTAGGTGGGGGACCGAATCTTTTACCACCTGAAAGTCCTCCACGTTTAAATTTAAAACCTAAATCCATAGGTTCTACTTTGTTTCTTCCTCCCGGTGTAATTGGCTTAGCGGGTTTAGCAGCCATCTTAACACAAGGGGGTAATGTTCCGTCTGGACATAATTGTTGTCCTCCCTCACCTCTCACTTTTTCAGGTGTCTTAGTCCTCCCATAACCTGCTTCCTTCATATATTGTTTATTAATAGGATTGTTTGGTTGAAAAGGCTTCCCTTCTGTTCTGTAAAAATCTCTATACAGTCCTTCTTTTCTAGCAAATTTCTGTTTATCTTTATAAGCTTTTCTCTGAGCTAGTTCCGAGAGTGCACCTCCTCCTGGAATAACAAAACCTGCTGCTAAGTTTACTAACATGTTAGATTTATAAGGCGTGTCCATTGGTTCATCTGTAACACTAAATGGACCTGTTTTTTTCTTACCGTTACCACCACCTACCTTTACATTTTTGGACTGGCCTCCACCATGTTGGACTACACCACCCGCACCTGGGTTGTAACTTTTTGAATAAGATCCTGATCCTGGTGTTTTAAAATCTGATTTAGAGGCATCCATGCCTCCGCCTCGAAACTTTCTAACTCGTCTCCTCATTTTGTTTCTCCTGTTGTAATCTTAGTCTACCTCTTTGAATCTCTTCCTGCAAGTCCAGTTTATCTTCAGCAATTGTCTGTTGCGCTTCAAATTTATTTGTTTCAACATTCAATCTCTCAGCTGTTTCTTGTGCTTTTCTAGCTATGTCTTGTGCTTTGAGGTCTAATTCTCTTTGTTTCAATGCAACTAATGGATCTTGGTTTTGTTGACCTAAGAACTGCATTTCTTGATTTACTAAATCATTTGTAAGAACAACTATTCTTTCTGCCACTGCAGATTCATATTGTATTGCGAAAGATTCAGGTTGAGTTTGAGCTAATTGAGCTAATTCTGGTTGAGCCATGAATTGTTCCATAACTTCGTTCTTTGCTTTTAAACTTACATGTTCAGATATGTGTCCTTGTAATAATGCATAAACTGCAGGATTAGATTGGACCATTCTAGTTCTAATAAAAGCCATATGAGCTGACATATGCGCATCATGGTTTTGTTGCGAAAATGCTTTTGGTAATTGCATCTGTAATGCAGCAGTATTTTCTGACGCGGGATCAATTGGTTGTGGTGGCTCTGGTTCTTCTTGTAATAATGCATCTATGTTTCTTACCCCTAAAGCTTCATACATTCTTCTATACGCTTCGTACATATTATGAATTTGTGGATTGGCTTGTGCAAGTTGTAGTTCTGTTTGAGCAAGTGTAACTCTTTGTGACATGGAAAATATATTTGGATCTGCAACTGGTACTACATCTACTCTGTCATCAAAGTCTTGTACTTTAATTAATCTACTACCACCTACGACATTGTACGGATATTCAGGAGGCATGTATTCTGAAAATATTCTAGACATTATCTTAAATTCTTCTTTCATAGAATAATATGCACGTTTATGAATAGCAGACATAACTCTTGATCCACGTTCAAGTAATGCAACTGTTGTTCCAACTGCAGCGCCTTGATTACCGTCTCCAACTTGTAAATCAGCTATGGCTGCAAATCTTCTACCTGCATCCACACAAAAACCTAATAATGAAAACAATGTCTGACTTGGTTCTTTAAATGGTAATAATTGAAACTGATCTCTGATGTTACCACCTGGAGCATCTATGTCTCTGAACTCTCCTGGTTGTAAAGGTTCCGCATCATCTCTTACTCTAATTCCTCTTGACTTAAATCCTGCTGGTAAATTAGCTAGTGTACCAGCATCTAATAATTGTCTTAAAGCTCCTGTAGCAGCTTTTGATAATCCACCAATCATGTGAATCAAACCAAAGCCATAAAAACCTAGACCTGGTAAAAATTTGTAATGAACAAAATAAGGTATTCTTTTTTTTGTTGGATCATCTTCTTTGTAATTTCTATAAATAGAAAGTATTGTCATACTATCTTGATCAATAGTTACAATGTAAGGAATTTTTATTCCGTTTTCACTCTCATATCCTGGAAGATCTAGATCGACATGCATCTCAACAAAATTGTAGATGTCTTGATACTTTTGTGGTTTCACACCTTCAAGTTCATCATATTTTTGTTGTGCTCTATCTTCTTTGAAAAATGGTTCTGGTAATTCTACATCTCTATAGAAACCAGACGCTTGTCTTTTTTTAATTTGATTTTTTGTTACTCTTTGTACTTCTGATATTCTTTCAGCTTCATACAAGTCTGAGGCATTGTAGGGCACTACTAAATCTTCTGCGTGAATAAATGTAGCTTTACATCTTTGAAGTGCTGGATCATAAAATACTTTTTTGAATGTAGAACCAGCTAGCGGTAAAAAGAATAACATCTGATCCATCTCAGGTGT